ATAAGACAATTGTTGGTATTTTCAACAGCTTGAAAGACATTCAAAAAGAACAGCTAGAGTTATCCAAGATGCAGTCAGAGCAGATGACTGATATTAAGAGATCTATGGATGGACTAGAAGTTGATGTAAATTACTTGAAATCAGTAGACAGCAAGAAGGGGTTAAAAAATGGCAGATAGTGATTTACTCATTACTGATCTTACTATTCATTGTTTTAGGTTTGGTTGTTCGAAAACAAGAGGGATTATTTATGGCTATTGATAATGCAGCTTATATTAGTTTATTAGACAAAACATCCCCTGCTAATCGGGATCCTAGGGTAGAAGGTGCAGCTCAAATAAGAGCAGTTAAGACTGCACTCCATAATAGTTTTCCTAACATAGATGGACCTATTGACGCTACAGCTGAACAAATGAATGCTGTCATTAATGGGAGTCGTTTTGTTACTGGCATGATTATGATGTTCAGCGGCGACACTGCTCCTGATAACTGGGCATTCTGCGATGGTAGTGTGAAAAATGGTATTGTTACTCCTGATCTTAGAAATAGGTTTATCATGGGTGCCAATGTTAGATACAACAGTGATCGTCCTATTTCTGGTGGAGAGGTCAAGGTGGGGACAAGTGGTGGCACCAACGTTGAGACCGATATCACTAAGAAAATCAAAGTTGTAAACCATTCACTTTCTATAGACCAAATGCCAGCACACACCCATGATGTTACAGGTTTTGGTACCTTACAAAGTGGTGAATCTGGTGGTACTCGTAGCAACCAAGTTGGTTACGGAGTCAGGAGATCGAATGCTGCTTTGTCTAAAGGGGGTGGTGGTGGTCATAACCACAAATTAGATGTTGGGTCTGGTTTTGATAATAGACCTTCTTGGTATGCTCTAGCTTACATTGTGTTTGTTGGACCTACAGTAGAATAAGGAGTCTTTATGTCTGATTTTGCCAAGTTTGATGTCAAAGCCCCTGCGGGGGTGAACTTTGCAAGGGAGCCCTCTCAACTTAACCCAAACCTTTGGGATAATGCAGAAAATATAACATTTAGGCATGGAAAAACACTTAAATGTACTGGTTACGAACAGGGGTTTGGTATAGCTTATTGTAACCCTGAAGTTATTGTACCCCTCCGTGCTGATGATCAGAACTTCTATTGGTGGACTTACGCGGGAAAGAGGACATCAAGGGATGAAGTTACTGGTAAGGTTATCGTCGAGAACAAGGTTTACAAAATCACCGCAAAGGACACGCACTCTGATGTTACTCCTCCAGAAGGTATTGTAGATCCAGATGGTTTTCTAGAGCCTCTTCGTTGGTCTGGTTCTACTATTAACAGCGTCCCCTACCTTTGTAGGGGTAAGCCGTATGCTTGGGACCAAGATACAGACAAATATGGGAAGATGAAAAAATTCCCAGAGCATGTAAGCTTTAGAATTATGCGCACATACAGGAACTACATGTTAGGTCTTAACTTTGAGACAAAGGATTTCGAAGGAGATTTTGATGCTGGTTTTGGGCCTTGGAACGGCGGTACTCACCAAAATGCTATTTGGTGGTCTCATGATATCGTTGGTAGTGCTATACAACCTACTACAGATTGGGGTGATGATGTGCCCTCTGATGATGATTATCAAAAATCTATGTGGTGTGATGCTGATCCTACTAGGAACTCTGGTTGGAACTTCTTAGGTGGTTCTGGTGGTCCTATACTTGAAGCAAAAGAACTCAGAGATAGTTTCATTATATATCGTGAACGATCTGTTTGGCAAATGACGTACATTGGTGGTATCAATGTGTTTTCTTTCAAAGAGCTTTTTGATGATGTTGGTGCTATTAATGAAAACTGTGTTGTTGAGATAGAGGGTCAACACCTTGTTATTGGTTCTTCGGATGTTTACATGCATAATGGTGTGCAAAAACAAAGTATTGTTGATGGCATTGTTAGGGAAGAGATCTTTAAATACATTGACCCTCTTTATTACAAGAATGTGTTTGTTTCTGTTGATTATAGCTCCAAGGAGGCTTGGATTTGTATACCCGAATCTTTTACTAACAGAAATGGTGCATGTAATGTTGCTTATGTTCATAATTGGAAAGAACAAACTTGGAGTAGAAGAGAGATACCTGATCTAATAACATCTGTTTACGCTATTATTGACTTACCTAACGAAGATGTTTCTTGGGAGCACCCAGATGAGGGGGGACCCTCTGATCCGATAACTGGTTTAGGTGTTTCAACCCCCGGTACGTCTTGGGCAGAGGTTACAGACACTTGGTTAGACTCTTACTACAAATACAACCCATCAAGTTGGGGTTTGGTTTTCGGGTCTACAAGGGCGGGGCTCCCAACTCTTAGTGGTGGCTTGTGGGATGATGCTGCTGATTGGGATGAGGATTCTGAGTACAATGATTGGAATGAAGATCCTGAATACTTCCCAGAAGGGTCCGCTAAACTGGGGTATTCTATTTACACCAGTGTAAAAGAACCTCTTTTCAACAGGGATAACTTTGAGGCTTATGTTGAAAAAAGGTGGTTGGACATGGGTGATAGATCTGATGCATCTTTTGTTAGTAAGATATACCCACTGGTTCGTAAAGGTATTGTCGATGTTTACATGGATGGAACTAATACAGTGGATCAAGATGTTAGGTGGAAGTACATAGGACAGTTTAATCCAGGTCCTCCTGAAGAGGGGTCTAAATCAAGAGGCTATGACACTAAGTTGTCTTGTCGTATTTCAGGCCAATTTATTCATATTAAATTTGTTTTCCCTGAAAGTAGTCGTGCTGAAATAAGGGGTTACACCCTTGAGTACACTAAGATCGGAAGACGTGCATAAGGGAGTTTTTTATGTCATCTCGTGGTGGTTTTATTGGTTCGGGTCCTCAGGCAGGTATATATTCCCCTAGGCCTACTCCAGCTAATATGGAAGATTTGAATGTATACCTAAATGATGAGTTTCTTACACTTGGTGGAATCCTTAATGATGTTTTAGAGGGTGGTGCTTTCCCTCCTCAATCTACTCTCCCTAAGAGAGTTAAAGAAAGTATGATGATTTACTTCACACAACGTGTCAAGAATGAGGGTTTTAACAGCGGAGGTTCCACTAAGGAGTACATTATTGACTCTCCAGGTCTGTGGCTCTATAAAAACAAGGGTTGGGTGAAGCTTATTGATGATCCAGAATCTCTTACTAAAAACCTAACTGTTTATAAGAGGGTTTTGAGAACAGCTCCTGCTCCTACAAGGCCTCCTACCGACAAGTACTTAGAAGAGGATTTGGATGGGTGGAAGTACACTCCATTCCCCAACCATGTGGATTACCAGCAATATGTATCTGTTGCTGTAAACGCCCATGTTGGGGAAGATCCTATAGTAACTTGGAATACACCTACACCCTTTAACTCAACTGGTGATATTGGTCCTCCAGGTGCTGACGGTCAACCTGGGTCTGGTTTTTACAGTATACTTGATAATACTGTTATTACATGGCCTGGTGATGCTACTCAACGTTTTACATCCAGTGTAGGTAGACCCCCAGAGCAAGAAGATGTCCTTACTTTCACAAACACAAAGGATAAGCCTGTTTTATCAAGAATCTACAGGAGGAATTCTTGGATTGAGCCAGAGTCCCTTATCAATGGTGATATGATTGCCACAGGGACTATAGTTGGTGATAAAATAAAAGCAGGGACAAGTATAGAGGCTCCTATTATAAAAGGGGGTGAGTTGGTCGGAGGTTCAGTTTACGTTCCTAATAAAACCAACCCTCTTTTTAAAGTGCTTCCTACAGGTATCATGACAGCCACTAACGGAAACTTCTCAGGTACTGTTAATGCTACTGATGGTGTATTCCGTAATGTAGTTATTGAGGAGGACTGTGTTATAAATGGAACTATTTCAGCTGATAATATCACTGGTGATCTTGTTTCAGCTAAGATGTTCCCTCTGTCCTCTACCTCTTTTACTTCTAGTGGTTGGCACACTATTGGGGCTTTTAAAGTAACAAATTCTAGTAAGAAACAAGCCAATGTTAGTATACCCAGTATTATGTACGAAGGTGGTATGAACGCTCACAATGTAGTATCTACTGTCACCTTAAACTCTCGTATAAACAAAAATGGCTCTCAACTTGTTATTGGTAAAGGAGTTACTTTGAGGGGTGTCGGAAGTCAAAGTTCAGGTATCATACCTACCCCTCAGGCTGTAGATTCTATTAATCCAGGTGCTAGTATTACTTACCAAATACAGCTGAGCCTGGGGGGTACTGCTTCTGCTGATAAAAGTGTGGAATCTATATCTAACGCCCTTGTTCCAATGTACTTTATAAATAGTGATTCGTTTAGTCCAGTTAAGGAATAAGAATCAAAAATCTCTTGATAAATAACAATCTCATCTATCTAACCCAGAAGGAAACAAAAACATGTCTGAGAACCAACAAGTAGGAACAACAGATCAATCGCCTGTAGATAACAATCTACGTAAAAGAGGAGCTATTAACAAAGTAGAAGAAGCCTTGAGATCAAACATAGAAGAAAGTGTTGGTATCGTTACAACTCATCACTTTGGTGGTGGTTGTTGTTCTAGGGAGATGTTCCTACCCGCTGGCACTCTTGCTGTTGGTAAAATACATAGGCATGAATATATCAATATTATCTTAAAAGGTACTGTGATAATCACTACTGAGTATGGGGATTGTACTGTTGAAGGCCCTTGCACTTGGGTTGGTAAAAGTGGAACTAAAGCGGCAGCTTATGCTGTTACTGATGTTCTTTGGTCTAATGTATTTAGAGCTGATACTATGGATCTTCGTGAGTTAGAAGAGATTGAAATAGTTGAGTCTTATGAGAAACTGGAATACGAATGGGAACGAGGTATCACACCTAGACCAGAGGGATCAAAGGATGTTTCTTTTGTTCCTTTCAAAGATGAAGATGGCTCTTGGTTCTTAAATAAAAACTTGAAAGTATCCATTGAGGGTATTGATTCAAACAAAGCTTCGGATATGGTAGAGAAACTACTATTAAATAGATAATATAAGGAGTCAAACTATGGCTGTAAGTCCTTGGGGTTCTTTTGAAGGTAATCAAATGCCTTCACAATTCAAAAATATTGAAGATCTTAGAAAATGGGAAACAGAAAGAGGTCTAAAAAGCACAGGACATTGGGGTCCTGAAAATGCTGCGATTTACGCCAAAGAGCAAGAGGGTGCTGTCAAAGATGGTGCTATGAGTCCTGCGGTTGAAGGATCAGGTGGTAAAGAAGAGGAACAAGGTTTCTTTGGTAAGACTTGGGATGCAGCAAAAGATGCAGCATACACTGCTAGGGGTGCTCTTTTTGGTGATCCAAATGCTGAAGAAATGACCGTCCCTACTAGAGAGGAAGCTGCTGCTGCGGATGCTGCTGCTGCTGAAGCTGGTAGGAAAGCTGAGACGGAGGAGGCTGTTGAGGCTGCTCTTAATGATGAGGAGGGTTTAGAAGGTCCCCCAACTCAGGAGACAACAAAAGCAGTAGATAAAGCCCTCAAAGAAAAAGGCGATAAATGGACTGGTGATGATTATGCTAATATTATTGGTAGTTTGTCAAGCTTAGCTGGTGCTAAACCAGAGCTTCTTCGTTCAAAAGGATCTCAGTTAGCTAGTTCTGGTGGTGGATCTCTAGGTACTAATCAGAATATCAGATCTTTACTGGGTCATAAATAGGAGTAAACAAATATGTCATGGGTTGCTATAGGTGGTTCAGCTATTGGTGCTGTAGGTAGTATTATAGGCGGTAGTAAAAAACCACAAAGTACAACAGAAAAAACAACTTCCACGGAAACGCATAAGCAGGATGATCAATATAATAATCTTCTAGGGAGTGCTGATTCATGGTTAGCTGGCGGTGGTCTGGGAGATCAGCCTAATTTAACTGGTAATATGAGTGGTGTTCTTGAACAAATGGGTCAAGGGTACATGGATCAAATATCTGGGGCTGGCTCTGGTGATAGATACCAAGCTCTTCAGGATATGAATGCTGCATCCGCTGCTCAATCTCAAGCTGCTTTGGGTAAATCCCTTAATCAAGTTGGTATGCAAGCTGGTGCTGTTGGTGGTGCTCAGGGTTCCAGAAGAGGTTTGGCTGAAGGTATTGCTGCTGGTGAGGCTGCTACTGGTTTAGCTCAAATACAATCTCAACAAAACCAAAACTTTCTCCAACAAGAAGAAGCTATCAGGCAACAAGGTTTGCAAGGTATGTCTGGGTTGTTTGGACAGGTTGGTCAACTACAAGAGCAAATGCAAGCTAATACTCCAGAGGCACAAAGGATTAAAGAGCTTATGGCTTATCAACAAATGATTGCTGGTGATATGGGTGGTACTACTAATTCTACTTCTACAGTATCCGCTTCTGATAAAAGACTTAAGAAGAAGATTAAGAAAGTTAAAACTAAGAAAGGGAAGCCTGTTAAAACCAAAGATGGTGTACCCATTTCTTCTTGGGAGTGGAATGAAAAAGCTAAGAAGAAGTATGGCTTATCTGGAAAAGGTACTGGTGTTTTAGCTCAGGATGCCAAGAAGAAGAGGCCAGATGCTGTTGTTAAG